TGCGAATATAGCGAGTGCTACAATTGACACTTATAAGAGTGCTACTTCTGCGTTTGCATCTGCTGGTAACCCTATACTTGGAGCAGTTATGGCTGCGATTGCAGTAGCTGCTGGATTGATTAACATTAAAAAGATTTCGTCTACTACATTTGATGGTGGTGCTGGTGCGTCTGCTGGTGGTGGTGGTAGTGCTACTGCATCAATTCCTACAATGTCGCCACAAACATCTATGTATTCAAGTGGAAACGACAAAGCGAATAACTTAAGTTCTACCAATAATGGACTTGAACAACCAGTCATTAAAGCGGTTGTAGTTGAATCTGAAATAACGGCATCACAAAATAAAATGAATAAAATAAAAGAATCTGCAACGCTATGAGTTACCAAACAATTATAAATAAGATGACTGCGTTTTGTGACGCACATTTACAAGTTAAAAAATTCGGTTCGGACTTCAAAGAACAGATGCCAAACTTCGCTACTAAAGACGAGAAGTATCCTATTGTTTACGCAGTACCAACTTCAACAAGTGCTGGACTTAACACAAGACAATTTAACTTTGATGTTTATTGCTTGGATATAATTCAAAAAGACCGACAAAATATAAACGTAATTTTATCAGATACTGAATTGATACTTAACGATTTTTATTTGTACTTTTACGATGGTCAAGATTTAAGCATTGACGTAATTAGCCCAATGAACACAACACCATTGAATAACTTTGATTTAGATTATTGTGCTGGATGGGTAATGACTATTACATTTGAAATTGCAAATCTACCAGAGTGTGTTATACCAATTGAAATACCGAACTAATGGCAACATTTAAAGTAAAATATGCTACACGTAATAAGTTAGCAAGGTCTTTGCAAAAAGAGATTAGAGATTTAGGTCTTATAGATTTTGGAACTTTATACGATTCAATTCGTATATCTGCAATGACTGGAGATGAGTTGAATAAAATCAACATTACTATTAACGCAATGTTTTACTATTTGTTTTTAGATGAGGGAACGAGTAGAGGAATACCACCTTATTCAATTACTGACAAATGGTTACAACGTGGAGACGTAAAAGATATACTTGCAGAGGTAACACAAGAATATATTGCGTGGCAGTTTGAAAAATACCCAATTCTTGAAATGGCTAAGATTTTAAATAACCCTATGGTATCAATTAAGTTTAATTGGATTGATTCGCCGTATTCAAATTTACCTACTGCACCGACAACGGCATTCTTTTAAAGTTGCAACTCAGTCTTCATTGATAGCATATTAAAAGCAAAGATAAGATTCATATTAAGGACATCGTCAATTTTGGTTATGTCCTCATTTGCTAAGATATAAAGAGTTTTCTCCCACGACCATTTATTTAGATTGTCTTCTTTCTTAATTTCTTCCTTTTCCTCATCGGTCAAATCGTCTTCAATTTCGTCAGTTGCTGGTTCTTGGAATAGATTGATATAAACTTCCATAAAGTTTTCACGGAATTTGATATACTCTTGCACTATTCCAAACACATCGGTACATTTTACATCTTTAAATAGTTGTTTTCTTTGCTCAATATCGTACTCATACGGCTCAATTACTTCATTATCCCACTCGTCAAAACGTTTCTTTCTGTAAACAACGCTACAAATATCCGATAAATGTGCGTAATAGTTGTTAGTAAAGTAGTGTTCTAAGTCTATAAACTCTCCAACTTTTAAATGTTGTAAACCTATGTAGTGCAAATCGGAAATAATCCGATTTACTGGTTTATTTGGGTCACGATTTATGAAGTTAATTTCTTTTATTAGTTCCGTTAACTCGTCAAAATCCAAATCGTAAACATCATTTATGTCAGTATCGGATAAGATGCTTATTGCTTCAACGTGAAAATCAAATATAGAATCGAAAGAGTCAACTTGTAACCCTTTCAATTCCATAAATTGTTCTACACTTACGTTATTCCACGACTTCGGTAGGTGCATTTTGTAGTCTGTTAGATAATTTTAAACCAATAAACGTAGCATAAGGAATAGCAAGTTCAGCAGAAAGTGAACTAAACAATTTAGCTTTCTGTTTGATGTGTGCGTCTGCGTAGTGTTCAGCTTTAGTTAAGTCGTTACGCTTAAACAATACAGACATCAAGTAACTAATGTAATTGTGTGGATGGTTAGATACTTGCTTTTCAATCATTTTCATTTCACGTACTGAGATTTTCAATTCGTCTTCGTGTGATGTATAAGTATATCCATCTAACTCAATCACTTTGCAAAACTCGTTTGATGGTTTAACCTTAGTGTCTGAGAATATCTTAATATATTCCACAAACTCGCTAAACTCCAAATCGTAAACTTCGGATTCTGGTACACCTAAATAAATTAAAAGGTTAGTCCAACGTTCAAACTTTTCTACATCCTCATCATTTAAAATGCGAGAAACATTCTCGAACTGCTCAATTGTGAATTCATTGATTTCGTTCTTAACATCAAATTCTTTAATTTTTACCATACGTTTTTTTCTTCAAATATACAAATTTTTAAACACTTAACAATTATAAGACAATATTGTTATGAATACAGATTTACCAATTTATAAAATAACTATTGACCCAGAGTATTCTGAAGGTAATGAGTTAGGAATTGAGCAAGTCGCTTTCACTTCAAAACCAGCCGTTAAAATTAAAGGAATGGCATTCAACTCTAACCAAGTTTTTCATTTTGCAGATGAGCCAAAGATGAGAATTGTTGCACCAGCAATGATTCCTATGGAGATTTACAGAAATGACGATGGCGAGGAGTACTTTGTTGAATTTACTGAGCAAGAAATTGAGAATATCTTTTCCGAGTTTATGTTAAATTTAAACAACAAAAATCTTTTCAATTTAGAACACGATAAAAGCAAAGAAGTACCAGCGTACATTCTTGAAGCGTGGATAGTTGAAAACCCAATGGAAGACAAGTCACTTTCTTCTTATGGTATTAGCGTACCAAAAGGTACATTGATGTTGACTGCACAAATTACTGACAAAGCATACTACACTAAGTTAGTTGAAAGCGGTCAAGTAGGTTTTTCAATTGAGGGGTTTTTAGGTATGAAGTTGGAAGATACAAAATTGCAATCACAAAACAAATATAGTATGAATCTACCAGACGGAGAACATTTAATCGAAGGTAAAATCTACGTTGTAAAAGACGGAGAAGTTATCGAAGTGAAAGATGTGGAAATGGCGGAAGAAGTTGCAATGGCAAATGAGCCAGCAACGGATGAGCCAGTCGAAGAAGAAGTAGCTATGGAAGAAGTTGTTGAAGAAGAAGTAATTGAGGAAGAAGTTGCAATGGCAATTGACCCAGCTATGGATACGGAAGCTATCACATCTATCGTTATGCCTTTAATTGACGAAAAAATTAACGAAGTATTGCAAGTTATTGCAGACTTAAAAAACTCTTTAGAAGTTGAAGTTGAGCCAACGGAAGAAGAAGTTGTTGAAACTAAATTAACTGCTCACGCTAAATTCACTGCGTTTAGAAACGCATTTTTAAACAAATAAAAAATGGAAAGAAATCTTAAATTTGATTTGGACATCGAAACAAACGCTTTGTTATGTCCTAACCCTAATGAGTTCTATGGTCGTTCTTACATCTCTGAAGACATCGTAGACAACTATCGTTCATTGCCGGGCATTAAGTCTGCTACTAAATTGGCAAACGTTACTTTTGGTAACATCTTACAACCAGCAACTTGTAACTTTTCTGCACCAACTGACGCTTTAGACGCAGTTGATATCGATGTTTGTTCTTTATCTGCTATGGCTCAATTATGTCAGTTCGATTTAGAGCAGTCTTTCTTAGCTTTACAAATGGCACAAGGTTCTAACGGAGATTTCTCTGTTGCTTCTTTTATGTCTTACTACTGGGATGAGATGGCTAAACAAATTCAAGAGTCTGTTGAGTACATCCGTTGGCAAGGTGACACTACAAGCACAAACGAAACTTTGGCTTTGTGTGATGGTTACATCAAAAAATTGAAAGCTGATGGTGGAGTTGTTGACGTTGCTAAAGCGACTATCACATCTTCAAATGTTATCGCTGAAATCGTTAAAGTATTAGCTGCTGCACCAGCAACAATCAGCCGTAAAAAAGCAGATTTAAGATTGTATGTTGCTTCTAACGTTGCAAACGCTTTAGAATTAGCTACTGCATCTGGTAACACTCAAACATATATCACAACTCCTTTAGCTTTAACATTCTTAGGAATTAAAGTTGTAGTTGCTGAAGGTATGCCAAACAATCACATGGTCTTAACTTTGAAAAACAACTTAATCTACGCATTTGACGGAGAAGGAGATGGTAAAGCATTGAAAGCAGTTAACTTGTCTGACACGGTTGCTGAACCTTACTTACGTACTCGTGCGAATTTGAAAGTTGGTTTTGCTTATGTTAACCCAACAGAAATCGTTCTTTACTCATAAGAATTAATTACTAACTAAAGAGGGTGGTGCAATATACACCGCCCTTTTTTTATATTTAAAAATATGTCTTGTACAACACTTACAACAATAACAAAAGGATGTGATGGAAACATTGGTGGAATTACTGCTGTGTATATCAACGACCAAGCAAATGTAACTGCAATTACAGAAACATCTGCGACTTGGACGATTGACGCTATCACTTGTTCTCCAGACTTTATACCTTTTGAAATCAGAAGAAATTCTGGTAACTATACAGAAGAAGAAGCAAACGACTTAGTGAAAGGTTCTCAATTCGTTACTGCTACTATTACATTAATGTTCAGCAGACGTGAGGCTTCAAAATCTCGCTCATTGAAAATCTTAGGAGAAGGACAACGTGACCTTGCTATAATCGTTAAAGATGCAAATGAGAAGTATTGGTATTTTCCAAACGCTCAATTGAGTGCAGTAACTGAAGGTTCTGGAACTGCTAAAGCAGATGGTTCTTCTTACTCTGTTGTTTTCTTAGCTGAAAATTTATACTTAGCAAAAGAAGTAGACGCAGATATCATTGCTGGTATCGTTGCATAATTTCTTTTAGCACTTTTAAAATTCCCTCATCTTTATTGGTGGGGGTTTTTTGTTTTAAACATATTTGTAATTTACAACAATATAGTTATGATTTACATAGAAAAAAATCAAGAGAATAAAATATGTTTGACTTTATCGGAGTCGACTACAATAAGCAATCCTTATTATTTATTCGTGTTTCAAAATGAGTACAACAAAGCGAGCGACCCAATTTTATGGGTTGGTACTGACATTTCAGAACATACAAACAGATATAACTTATTCCTAATGGATGAAACGACAAGCGATTCGTTTAGCATTGGGCAATATACATATACAATCTATGAAAGTGAAACCTTACCTAACGATGAAACTGGCTTGATAGCGGTTGAAGAAGGGCGAATGGTTGTCAGTGGAGTAGTAATAAACTCAATTTACGAATGAAATTATTTGGATTCAACATTGGAAAGAGTACAAGCGTAGAGATGACTGAAACGTCAAGCTATCAATCTTTCTCAACACCATTTTTAAAAGTTAAAGGTGGTAATTTAAGTCTTCCGTATGTAAACGCAAGGCAACAAACTAATGGATACATCAGATTTGGAGACGACAATCTTTATCCGCAAATGATTAATCAACTTTATTATACCAGTCCACTGCATTCGTCTATTATTGACTTTAAAACTAATGCTATTATCGGTGGAGGTTACGAGTTAAAAGTAGATGAAAATGCTACGGCAGTGGATAAAGTAGAGGTTTACTCAATTGAAAGACGTTTAAACTTAAAAAAGTCTTTACACACAATCACAAAAGACGTATTATTGCACAATAGAAAGTACTTTATTTTACGTTTCAATAGTTTAGGCGACTTAGTAGGAGTCAAATCAATAGGTTCTGAGAAAGTAAGACGAGATAAAGATGGAGAAAACTACTTTATTTGTGACGATTGGTGGAGTCAAATTGAAATTAGAACCATTAAACGCTACTCAAAACATTGCAAAGATACAGAGCAATTGTTTGTTTACGAGAATCATCAAGTAGGACAAGACATTTATCCACTACCAAGCTACACAAGTGCTTTTAATTGGGCGTTTTTAGATGGCGAAATGTCGTATTTACAAAAGTCAAACATCTTAAACTCAATCTTCCCATCTTTTGCTATGATGTTTCCTAAGAAACCACAAGGAGAAGAAGAAAAGAAAGCTATTAAAGATACCATTGAACGTGCTAAAGGTGCTCAAAATGCTGGTAAAGCGGTTGCATTCTTTGCTAACAATAAAGAACAACTACCAACGATTGAGTCAATACCAACAAACAACTTAGACAACGTCTTTCAAGTAACTACTGAATCAATTGATAGTAAGATTTGCCAAGCACATACAATAGACCCAATATTAATGGGAATTAGAGTAAGTGGAAAACTTGGTTCTGGTTCTGACATTAAACAAGCGTATGTAATTTTCGAGAAAAATACTATTATTCCAATGCGTCAAATCATTGAAGACATAGTTAACGAAATTTTAGCAATTGCAAAAGTTAAGGCTGAACTTGTAATAAACAACTACCAAATCGTTAATGAAACAATTGTAGAAGTAGATGGAGATGCAAGTAAAACACAAGACGCTTTGAATACTATGTCGCCTTTAGTTGCTACAAAAGTACTTGAGTCAATGACTGAAAATGAGATACGTGCTTTAGCTTCATTACCACCGGTAGCAGATGGCGACAAAACAAAATCACAGATAGCACAAGAAGCAATTGATAACGCAACAACAACACCGACACTATGATATATTTTATAACTGAGAACTATTTAAAAACACAAACACCGATAACTGCAAATTGTGATGTTAACGATATTGTGCCTTATATTAAGACTCAATCAGATTTGAGAATACAACCAATTCTTGGAACGTATTTCTACAATGATATTTTATCAAAGTACAACGCACAAACATTGTCAGCAAACGAGGAAATTCTTGTAACATATATTCAACCAATTGTTGCGTGGAGAAGTGCTGAAGATGCGGTCTTTGGTTTGTCTTACCAACTTAAAAATAAAGGTCTACAATTACAGAATGGCGACTATTCTAATTCAGTTAGTCAACAAGAGGTTGCTTTTGCACAAGACCACTACGGGCAAAAGGCATCTTTTTACGAGGCTCGTTTGGTTAACTATTTACATACAAATAAAGATTTGTTTGCAAACTTTACAAGCGTATTGAATAAGGATAGCGACATTCGACCAACGCACAATCCAGATAATGGTTACACTGATTCAATTATGGTAATATGATTAAAATAATAGCATCAAATTTAACCATTCTTTTAAAGGTATTAGTTGTATTCTTTGCACCGATTAAAGGTATTATAATACTGGTAGCATTATCTACTATTTTAGACACTGCTTTTGGAGTCTGGAAAGCGAGTAAGTTAAAAGAGAAAGTAAACTCAAAGACATTCCGTCACGGATTCGTACCTAAATTGATGAGTTACGTTGGTGCTATTATGTTAGTTTATGCTTCTGATTTTTTTATAATTAATTATTTGACAAAAGAAGTTATAAGCGTTGATTATTTAGCTACAAAATTAATTGCTTTAATGCTTATATCAATTGAGGTAAAAAGTATGGATGAATCATTTGAGAAAGTAAAAGGATATTCATTTATTAGTAAGATTGTAAAGTTGATTATCCAAGCAAAAGACGTTAAGAAAAAACTTGCAGAATGAAAGTAGACTTTAAGCATTTAATAACTATGCTTTTTGTGTGGTTAATATCAATTTACCTTGTGTTTTATTTTACTTCGTGTTCTGCTAAATGGCATATTAACAGAGCATACAAAAAAGGTGCAAAGTTAGAGCAAGAAAGCGACACTATCCGCATCACATCAATAGATTCATTTAAAGTAGTTTTAAAGGATACTTTTTACTTTGAAAAGTATTTTACCACAAAAGACACAATCATTCAGTACAAGCGTTTATATGTACCTAAAACACGCTTTGAAACAAGAATAGAATATAAACTTAAACGAGATACGTTAAGACTTGAAAAGATTAAAGTTAGAAATGTATATAAGACTAAAACAAAGCCGTTCCCGTACACACTTTTATTAATTGTTATTGGTTTGGTGTGTATTACGATAATTAGTTTTATATTTAAGCCAAAATTTTAATATGAAATTAAGTAAGCACGTAACGATTGACGAGTTTTGCTATTCGCCAACTGCAATTAAAAAAGGTATTCACAATACAATGAATGCAACGCAAGTACAAAAAGCTATTGAACTATGCGAGAATGTATTTGAACCGATTAGAAAGTATGTAGGCAAAGCTATTGAAATTACAAGCGGTTTTAGATGCAATCAATTGAATAAACTTATAGGCGGTGCGTCTGGAAGTCAACACGAAAAAGCAGAAGCATTCGACCTTAAATTAACAGACAGAAAATTGTTTGACTGGATAATTAAGAACGTAGAATTTGACCAAGCTATCTACGAATTTGGAAACGATGAACACGCTAACTGGTTTCACATATCTTACAGAAAAGGTAACAACAGAAAACAAGCGTTAAAAGCAATTAAAATCGGTGGTAAAACACAATATATTCCTTACAAGCCACTATAAAAAGTGGTTTTTTTATTTACTTAAATTTAATTTATGAGAAAGAGATTGTTTTTTGACATCGAAACATCGTTTAATATTGGTATATTTTGGCGAAGTGGTTACAACTTAAACATTCAACCAGACGACATCATTAAAGAACGTGCTATAATTTGCGTAAGTTGGAAGTGGGAAGGTAAAGACGAAGTACATCATTTAACGTGGGACAAAAACCAATGCGACAAGTCACTTTTAAAATCGTTTATTAAAGAACTAAACAAAGCGGATGAGATAATTGCACACAATGGGGATAGATTCGATATCAAATGGCTTCGCACACGTTGCTTATTCCATCAAATTGATATGTTTCCACAATACCAAACTATTGACACGCTTAAACACGCTAAAAGTCAGTTTAATTTTAACTCAAATAAGTTAGATTATATTGCTAAGTTTCTTGGAGTTGGTGCAAAGTTGAAACACGAAGGTATGGATATGTGGAAAGCAATCATTTTCAACAAAGATGCCGAAGCACTTAAACGAATGGTTGAGTACTGCGATATGGATGTCAAAGTACTTGAGAAAGTTTACGAAAGATTAGCACCATATACAAAACACAAAGTTAATTACGCAGTTTTAAGAGGTGGCGAAAAGTTCGAGTGTCCGAATTGTGGAAAGTTACCACACTACAAAAGTATGTATACAACACCAGCCGGAACGATAACTCACAGAATGCAATGTTCAGACCGCAAAATATGTAATAAAAAGTTCACTATAAACAACAAAACTTATATGGATTTTATTCAATTTAAGATGCGTAACAATTTAAAATAGTTATATTTGCACGAAATCTGCTTTTCTGTTTGCTGATTTTCATAGTTTTTTAGTTTAATTGTTAGAAGTGGGGAGAAATCTCCACTTTTTTTATGTCCTGAAACCCGCATAAACATTGAGAAACTAAAAATAATTTAAAAATAATTGTTAAAAAGTATTGCAGTTATAAACAAAGTGCTTATATTTGTATCACAAAACAATTAAAAAACAGAAAAAATGGAAAATTTAAACGACATTTTAGAAAGCAAAGAATTTAACGAAATGTTTAATTTTGATAATGAAATCGAAGAATTAAAAAAAGACGGTTGGGAATTAAACGAAGTATTAAATTTTGCAAAATCATTAAACAAATAAAAAAAAGGGGTTTGAAAAATAACCCCTAATTTAATTGGTCCACAAAAACATAAAAACTATGAAAACATTACACAACACTTTTAATCCTAACTATGTACCTACTACAATCGAGAATGAGTACGTACCAAAAGGCAACCACATTAACGATGCTATCAGAAAGCAATTTTTTACTACGTTTGATGTGCAAAGATTAAACAGAATTAGAGAAATTAAGTTAAACAATTTAAACGAGAAACGATGAACTACGATTTACACGGAAAAGCTACCGACTTAATGCGAATGCATCAAGATATGAAAGCAAGAATTGACTATCTTAAAAGTAATACAGAATATTACTCAGAATTTCCTAAATTAAAAGCAAAGCACTTAAATGGAATCGACACTTGCAAACGTGGACTTGAAAGAATTGAACAAGCGTATATCAAAGTATTAACCGAAATATTAGCAGTATGATTGAAGTAGAATGTAAACAATGCGAAGGCAAAGGCAGAATAGAAGTAGACAAAGATTGCTTTCAACCAGCTTGGAATTGTTGCGGTGGATGTACAGAAGTGATTGAGTGTCCTGAATGCGAAGGAAGTGGAGAAATAGAAGAATGGGATGAAGACGAAATTTAAAAACAAATACAATTTACATAAACACAAGAAATTGTAAAATATATTTAAAGTTATGGAAATAGATAGAATAGTACTAAACGTTATTAAGAAGTTTGAAAAACGTGCAGACGATGGTTTAAAGAAGTACGGAGTAACACTTGAAAGAACCGATTTAAGCACGTTAGATTGGATAAACGAAGCACAACAAGAAGCAATGGATTTCTGTTTGTACTTGGAAAGATTGAGAATAGATATTGAAAATATGGAAAAGATAACAACATATAAAAATCAATTATTTAAAGGCAAAGTTTCTCAAATTATAGGATTTGACAAAACAGCAGAATTATTAAAAGAAGTTGAACAAGAAATAAAATACGGAATATGAAACAAACAGCAGTAGAACAATTACAAGAGAATTTAACTATATCATTTGGTATTGATAGAATGAGATTATTATTTAACGAATTTGAAAAAGCCAAAGAAATGGAAAAGCAACAGATTATTGATGCTTATCAAACAAGCCATATATCAATGATGACGGCAGAACAATATTACAATGAAACATATAATCAATAAAATGAAAATAGAAAACGTAAACGAGGTAATTGAAAGATACCAATTAGCAACACCAAACAGAGCAAGAGTTTTAGTGTACATCCGTTCGATAATGTACACGCAACTTAGAAATGACAAATGGACTTTAGCACAAATTGGCAAACTATTTAATAAAAACCACGCAACAATCTTGCACGGTTTAAGATGTTACACTTTGAATATTAAATACGATGACTTTAAAGAACTAAACACACGAATTGAGCAAGAGTTGAATTTAGCCATTTGTGATATTGAACCAGAATCAAAATTGCAGTTAACAGATATTGAACTTGATATTTTAGATGCCAATAACATCCACCAATTTTGGGAGGTAAAAAATAAATTGATTGCTAAATTGAAAATAAATTAAAAATAATTGTTAAAAAGTATTGCATATATAAACAATAGTATTAAATTTGTCAAAACAATTTAAAAACAGAAATTATGAAAACTTTTTTACAAAAAACAAACGAATTAATTAACGAAAGAAATTTAATCTATAACCCTGAATTATTCAAGCAGTTATTTGAAGAAGTAAAAAACAATCCTAAAAACATAGAAGAAGAAAAAATTAGAGTTTCAAATTTAAATACTGGTACAAAATGCAATAAATTAGGATTTATAGAAATGTCAGCTTATGGAATGAATAAGAGACCTTATTAAAACAACAAGGGGTGCGACTTGTCAACGCATATTAACTTTAACAATTTAAAACTAAGAAAATGAAAAATTTAATTAACATTCAAGCAGAATTAAAATGTCCAAAAGGTTCTTTCAACGCATTTGGAAAGTACAAGTACAGAAGTGCAGAACAAATACTCGAATCTTTAAAACCAGTATTATTGAAGCATAATTCAGTATTAACAATTTCAGATGATATTGTAGAGATTGGTAGTAAACTATTTTTAAAAGCAAGTGCTGAACTTTTATCTTACAATGAAGATGGCAAAGTAGATAGAATCACTATTAATGGATTTGCAGAAATGGGAGACCATAAAGGAATGTCATCAGAACAATGTACTGGTACTGCTTCAAGTTACGCACGCAAATACGCTTTAAATGGTTTATTTTTAATTGACGAAACAGAAAGCGACCCAGACTCAAAAGATAATAGTCAACAAGTAAAGAAAGTTAAAACAATCACAGATGAACGTTTCAACAAAGCAATTGACGCAATAGGCAAAGGACTTGCTAAGAAAGAAGATTTACTTCAATTTGAATTAACTGAATCACAAAAAGTAACATTTGCAACGCTATGAGTTTATTATTTAGATGTTCGCAGTTAGGCAATTTAATGACAGAATCTCGTAGTAAAAGCGAGGTTTTGTCTGCCACTGCAAAGACGCTTGTCGAAGATATGTTTAGAGAGAAAGAACTCGGAATCTACAAAGAATTTAGTTCACGCTATACCGACAAAGGAAATCAAAATGAAGACTTAGCAATTGAGTTAGCAAGTGAAGTATTAGACTGGAATTGGATTCTAAAAAACGAAGACAAGTTTAAAAATGATTACATTGTAGGCACGCCAGATTTGGTTAATGACACTTTATTAGCTGATATTAAATGCAGTTGGTCTGGCGCTACGTTTCCAATGTTTGATAAGGAACTTAAAAACAAATCTTACTATTGGCAATTACAAGGATATATGTATTTAACTGGACACAAACAAGCTGAATTGGTTTATTGCTTAACAAACACACCATTTGATATTGTAGAAAGTGAAGTACGTAAAGAGCATTGGAAGTTGAATCTAATTGAAGAAGATTTGTTGGTGCGTGAAGCGGTGCAAAGTTTACACAATTTTGACCACATACCAAACGATTTACGAGTTAAAAGATTTATAGTTGAATACAACGAAGCTGACATTGAAAAATTAAAGCAAAGAATCGAAGTAGCACGAGAGTATTATCAAGAATTATTATTAATTTTAAACAAATAAAAACAAAGTAAAATGAGTTTAGAAAACGTAAAAGTAGGAGATTGGATTAAAGTAAAAGTTACTAAAATAGATGACCCATCAAATTTTCCAATTAAATGTGGTGAAAAATTATCATTTAGAAAAGATGGTACTTATTATCGTGAAAATGAAGAAATAGCTTTTCCATTAAAAACACCTGAACGATGGATGCTGGTCTCAAATGATTCGATAAGATGGATTAAACGTAAAGTTTTTATGACAAGAAATAATAAATTTTTAGCTTGGTCTGTTGCTGAAAATGATAAAGAAGTTAATAATGTAACTGAAACATCAACTTGGAGATACGCAAAAGAAATTGAGCCAAAAATAGAATTTAACTTAGAGTTAAGTTTAGAAGAAATTGCCGAAAAGTTCGGAGTAAATGTAGAACAAATAAAAATCAAAAAATGAGTACACTAATCAACGCATCAATTGATGTAACAAAAATCGACAAAAGCAAGTTATACAATGGAAAGTATTTAAACTTGACAATTTCAATCAATGACCAAACAGATACGTATGGTAACAACGTAGGCTTAACAGAATCACAAACAAAAGAAGAACGTGATTTAAAGACTTCTAAGCGATACATTGGTAACGGCAAAGTAGTTTATACCAATGGAGATGTTAAAGTTGCTGAGAAGCAAGATAAACCACTTCAAACTGCATCGCAGAAGTTCGCACAACAAGAGCAAGACGATTTACCATTTTAATTAAACTTAAATCTGTAGGTTGCAAACACGAAAGGCACAAAGAAAATAATGAATTGCAATAAAGAACTAAATTGTGTACAGATTTTAAACTAAAAACTAAAAGATTATGAAAACACCTATAATTATTTTAATCGTACTTTGGTCAATTCGATTGCTATTAGTAGCATATTTACACGGAGAACCAAAAGAATCAAAATATAATATTTTTACTACAATAATTGCACAAAGTATTAACATCGGTTTATTATATTGGGCTGGTTTATTTGATTAACTATGGAGCAGTACGTAATTTTATACTGGCTATCAAACGGAAAACCTGATAGAATGATAGTAAGTGCAGAAAGCAAAGCGGAAGCATTGAAAGAAGCGGATAAGCATCCAAGCATTATTTACTATTGTGATACGATGGACAACTGGATTCAGTTCTGCGAAGATAGACGAGGAAACTTTAAATAAAAAACTATGAAAGCATACATTGAAAAATACGGAGTTAAACACTCAATTGAAACAGATTGCGATGATGAAGATGTGTTTGAATTTACACGTAACATTTACAACTTGATGTTAACGGCTGGATATTCTAAAAATAATATTATTGAAGGATTGGAAGATATTATAAACGAAAATAAACAAGAACAATGAACACTAAACAACGAAAAGACTTAGACTTGACTTTAGCGTTAACTTTACAAATGCAGTCAATACTTCACACATTAGATGAACTATCGCACGAAGTAATATACAAACGTGAATTTAAACAACGATGCGAAAACTTTTACACGTGGGTTGAAAAGATAGTTGAGAATGTAAGCGAACAACTACCAGCAGATTCAGCTCAAAAATGGGTTGAAATTGTTAATGAAATTGATAAAATTGTTCAAAAGATTCAATTATTTGAAGATGAAAAGTAGTTAGTATATTGTATATTTGCACTTGTTACGGTCTCAATAAAGGTAACAGAAGGAATTTTAATTAACCCTTATAATGAAGAAGCTTGAGACCCTTCGGATTTATAGGGGTTTTTTTATTCATTTATTTATTATGGCAAAAGAATTACCATATTTTAAGTTTGAACCAGCAGAATATTTAACAAAAGATATATCTTTTTGTTCTATATCGGCACAAGGTTTATTTATTAATATTTGTTCCTACTATTGGCAAAGACAATGCAGTCTAACATTAGAGCAAATTTCAAGACGTTTTAACTATCCTAATGAGTTAGATGAGTTAATTAAAGAAGGTATTATTGATGTTACAGAAAACACTATTAGTATTAAGTTTTTAGATAATCAGCTTGATGAAGTTAGTAAGTTGAGTAATAAGAATAGTGCCAATGGTAGCAAGGGTGGTAGACCAAAGAAAAACCCAAACGAAACCCAAACGAAACCCAACTTAAACCCAACTGAAAGCCAAACGAAAGGCATAAGAGAAGAAGAGATAAGAGAAGATGAAATAAAAGAAGATAATATAAAAGAAGAAGAAGAAAAAGAAATTAATCGTGCTATCGCACTTGAGAGTGATTTTGAGATATTTTGGAATGCCTACGATAAAAAAGTAGACTATAAAAAAACAAAAGCTAAATTTATTTCTTTATCTGGTGTTAAAAGACAACAAGCATTAAACACCGTTTTATTTTACGTTAAAAAAACAGAAGAAAAAAAGTATAGAAAAAATCCTTGGACTTGGTTACATAATGAATGTTGGAAAGATGAGTTAGCAGTAATGAAAATTGAAGATGTGCAAGAACCAAAAAGAAATTATACATTTGCAGAATTGATGGAAAGAGATGCAGTAACAAAAACTAACTTATGATTGATAATTTTATAAATATAGGCATTGAACCAAAAGGTAACAGACAAGAGCAAAAAGTAACTTGCCCTAATTGTGTTAAAATTGGCAAAACAAATATTAAAGATACTTGCCTTTCTATTAATTTAAATGAAGGTTTATACAATTGTCATAAGTGCGGATGGAGTGGCTGCGTTAAACCGATTAATTACATTGTTAAATACGAAAGACCAACAAAACAAAACTTCACTTCTTTATCAGATGAAGCATTAGAAATGTTTACTTCTCGTGGTATAACTCAAAGCGTAGTTATGAACCATAAGATTGTAATGGCTAAAGATGGTAAATCAATTATCTTTCCTTATTTAAGAAATGGAGAATTAATAAACTATAAACAACGATTTATAAAAGAAAAGGATTTTAGACAAGCAAAAGATGCAGAACCTATAATGTACAATTACGATAGATGTGTGAACAAAAAAGAAATAATTATATGTGAAGGTGAATTTGATTGTATGGCATTTGAGGTAGCAGGATTTGAAAACTCAACATCTGTTAATCAAGGTGCGCCAAATGTAAATGATAAAAACATAGATAAGAAATTAGAATGTATTTCAAAATCTTATTCAATGTTTGATGCAGCAGAAAAAGTTTATATTGCAGTAGATAACGATGATAATGGTAGAAGATTAAAAGATGAATTAATAAGACGAATTGGTGCGGAAAGATGTTTAATAATTGAATTTGAAGACTGCAAAGATGCAAATGAATATCTATTAAAATATGGTAGATTAAAATTAGCAGAGATAAAAACAAAAGCTAAAGAAGTTCCAATAGAAGGAATTTTTACATTAGATTCTGTATTTGATTCTATGTTAGATTCATTTAGAAATGGTAAAGAAAGAGGCACAACAACTTACTGGAAAGAAATAGATAATGCTTGGACTTGGAGAAAATCAGAGGTTAACGTATGGACTGGTTACCAAAACGAAGGTAAAAGTTTATTTTTAGAAACACTCGCAGTATTAAAGGCTTTTTACGATGGTTTTAAGTTTGCAGTATTTAGCCCTGAAAACACACCTATTAATGATTTTTACGATAACTTAATAGAAATGTTTATTGGTAAGTCAGCAGACCCTTTTTATAAGTCTAATCAAATGACAGAGGAAGAATATATACAAGGTGCTGAATTTATAAAAAACCATTTTTATATGATTTATCCAGAGAAAGGATTTGAACTTGAAACAATATTTGAAAAAGCACGACACTTAATTAGAAAAGAAGGAGTACGAGCATTAATAATAGACCCTTACAATACGGTAGAGCATAAAATGAAAAGCGGAGAGAGAGAAGATTTATACATCTCAAGGTTTATGTCAGAGTTAAAAAGATTTGCTGTAGAGAATCAAATAAGCGTTAATTTAGTAGCGCACCAAGTTACACCACAAAAAGATAGTAACGGTAAATATCCAAGACCAGATACTAATAAAATAAAAGGCGGTGGTACATTTGCAGATAAAGCAGACAATGTAATGTTTATATGGCGACCTAATAGAGCAATAGATTTTGCAGATACAGAAGTAACTTTTGGAAGTCAAAAGATTAAAAAACAAAAATTAGTAGGTATACCACAAGATGTGTCAGGTATTCAATACGATAGAAAGTCTAATAGATATTTTATTAATGGAGAAACACCATTTACAACTATTGACGAGTTAAGAACCGGTAAAAGAAATAATACACCAATTTACAACAATGCAATAGTACCAGATACTTCATTTGATTTTTAACACCAAAAAAGTAATGGAGTTGACAAGAGAAGTAGAGCAGCTGAAAAAGATAAATAATAACTTGACGAATGGAATATAAGACTTGTACAAAATGTAAAATTGAAAAAGAGTTAATATGTTTTGGAAAGCATAAATCTCAAAAAGATGGTCTTAATTATATATGTAAAGATTGTGTTAATAAAATATATATAGAAAATAAAAATAAAATAAATGAGAGAAATAAAACATATTATTTAAAAAATAAAAACAAAGTATCTGCAAAAAATAAGATATATAGAGAAAATAATAAAACAAAAATAAAAAGTTATTATCAAGAAAATAAAAAAATATTAAGTGAAAAAAATAAGAAATATTATCAAGAAAATAAAAATAAAATTCATTTAAAAAGATATTGTAACATAAATAAAAATCCATTAAATAAATTGAAATATAGTATTAGATGTATTGTATCAAAATCTTTTAAACGTGGTAAAAATAATTTTAATAAAAAATCTAAATCACAATTAATATTAGGATGTACAATAGAAGAATTTATAAAGTATATCGAATCAAAATTTATAAAAGGTATGAATTTAGAAAATTATGGAGAATGGCATCTTGACCATATTATACCATTGGCAACTGCAAAAACAGAAGAAGATGTTATAAGATTAAATCACTACACAAACTTTCAACCATTATGGGCAAAAGATAATTTAAGTAAAGGTGATAAAATAATAGAAAAGCAATTAATATTATTATGAAGAATGATTTTGAAAAGAAGTGCAAAGAATGTGACAATGTTTTTACACCTTACCGAACATTTGACAAGCTATGTTATGTTTGCACCAAGACAAAACAAGCGTTAAAAAATCTTGAAGCAATTAAAAAGACTACAAAGAAAAAACAACGTGAAGACTTGATGACATTACAAGACTATTTTAAGATTGCTCAAACGCATTTTAACAAGTATATTCGTTTACGAGATGCTGGAAATGTATGTATCAGTTGCCAAAAGAAACCAAAAAAAGAAAACGCTGGACACTATTTTTCTGCTGGTACACATACAAATGTAAGATTTGATGAGATGAATGTACACTTACAATGTGAACATTGCAACACTTTTTTGAGTGGCAATCTAATCGAATACGGCATACACTTAGAAAAACAGATTGGAGCAGATGAATTTACTATGCTACGTGAAAGAGCATACGTTACAAGAAAGTACACAAAAGACGAGTTAAAAGAACTTGCAGATTATTATAAAAGAAAATGTAAAGAATTATGAGTGCAGTAGATTATTTATTTGAGCAATTATGGGAGTTACCAAAAGACAAGTTAACTTGGTATGCAATTTTAAAAGAAGCAAAAGCAAAAGAAAAAAAACAAATGAAAAAAGCATATAATTCAGACAGACCAAATTTAACTGCTTTCACAAATGGAACTGCATTTAAAGAATATTACGATAAAAACTTTAACAAAGAATAAACTTATTAACAAAATGTTGCGTCTATAATACAATATTTTATATTTGCAAATATGGAAGTACTAATTTTAATTTCTTTTGCGTGGTGGTTTGCTAATTTTGAGCCATTACAACGTCAATTTGATAGGTTATTTTTACAAGTTGAGGTCAATAAAATAACAGATGCGTTGTATTCCGCAGTCAGTTGTATGAAGTGCTTATCTTTTTGGTTTGCACTTTTTTATTTTCAAGACTTTTTTATGGCTTGCTTTGTTTCACTAATTGCATATACAATTCAATTATGTTTACAGAAACTGAAATAGCTTTAATCGAATCGTTGCGAGATGCAGACCCAATTATTAAGTCAGCAAAAGTTAGTTGCATAAAACTATCAGCAATACGAATTAAAGAAACTGGAGTTAAAGAAAAGGAATGCTTTTGCAGTCAAGTGAGACGCAGAATTTGGATAAAAGACTTTTACAATTGGTATGATAGCATTACTAAATAACTACATTACCAAAAACTACGATGAAATAAATCGTTATACAAGGTATTTTGTCAGTAGATTAAATTCACAACTTGACATTGATACGATAATTAACAACGCTTACATCAAAGCAAGTGAATCAAAGTACCAGTACAAAGAAGAACACGAAGCAAAAGCAATGTTTCTTCATTTAATCAAATGTGAATTATTATGGCAGTCAGATTCAAAAAAAGAGATAATAAATTCAGTTGAGAACGAATACATACCAGATTCAATTGACGATTCACTTGAAGACGAAATTAAGTTTAGCGACAGATTAGAGATATTAGAAAATTATAGAGGACAAATAACCGACAAAATTAAGTTAATATTTTTTGAGACATATTACGATAAGCAGATTTCTACTGGTCGCACGATTGCCAAGCATTTTGGAATCAGTCACACATCAGCACATTTTATGATTAACGAGATGCTGGAGTCAATAAAACATTTTGAAAAGTACGGACAATATAAATAAAAACGATATGAAAGTAAAGGAAGAACATAAAGGCAAAGTAATAACTATTAACGATGGAATTTTGGGTATGATTAAAATAGACTTAAACACTATAAAACCAATGCAAGAACGCAGACTTATTGCTTTAGGTTACACGCATTTATTTGAAGACGAAAAGGTCGAATCGCACGAACCAGAATTTACACCAACTTCTCCAGAGGTAATTGAAGCATTGACTGAAATTATAGAAGCACCAGTAAAGAAAACAACACGTAAAAAGAAAGTACAATGAGATACTTTATAATTCACTATTCACGTTCAATGTACGAAAGAATGCAAAGAATGGTCAATGCAATAGTAGATGAGAACACACACGTTTGTTTCTACGAGTACACATCTGACGAACCGCACGAAGTAATGATTAATATGGTAAGTGAAGACGAATTTCTAAAACACTACGAATGAAGCCAAAATACATAAAGACACCAGAAGCAATGTACCAACTATTCGAGGAGTACAAAGTAAGTTTAACACCAAGAGAAATACAAAAGGCAACACCCAAAGGAGTAGTATCTGAATTTCATTTGCCACCTTTGACAATGTCTGGTTTTAGAACGTTCTGCCATAAAAAAGGAGTTACAATAGTACATTACTTTTCAAATACCGATAATTCATATATTGAGTATCGTACAATCTGTACGCATATAGAGGATGAAATCAGAACAGACCAAATAGAAGGTGGTATGGTTGGACAATTCAATCCGTCAATTACGCAACGACTAAACAACTTAACGGAACGCACAGACGTAACCACACAAGGTCAGCAAGTGAACGATATTAAAATAACTATTGTAGGTTCAAATGACGCATCATAATCCAATTTATATGATAGCAGTTGTAGAGGAATATATCTACAAAATGAAAGGAGTACACGTTACAATTGATAAAAACATAGTAAACGACCCTCAACAACTTTTAAAACTACACATAGCGTTTCAAACTGCAAATGGAAATCAAAGCGACAAAGGTATTTGAAAAGAACTATAAAGCCTTAGAAGACAATTCTATTCGCTTTCTAATCAATCAAGGTGGTTCACGTTCCAGTAAGACTTATTCGCTTTGTCAATTGCTTATTGTGTGGTGCTTGGCTAATCCAAACAAAGTAGTGTCAATAGTTCGTAAAACGTTTCCAGCGTTACGTGCAACCGTGATGAGAGATTTTTTTGAGGTGCTTAAAGACTTGGACTTGTACGAAAAGTCAAACCACAATATGAGTGAGAATATATATCGCTTTGCAAATGGTTCGATTGTAGAGTTCTTTAGTGTTGACGATGAGCAAAAGATACGAGGGCGTAAACGTGACATCGGTTGGTGCAATGAGGCGAATGAGTTATGGTTTGAGGATTTTCAACAATTGAATATGCGTACTGAATCAAAACTTATATTTGACTACAATCCGTCTGAGTCTGCATCTTGGTTGTATGAACTACCAGAACAAGAAAGCGTCTTAATTAAATCAACATACAAAGACAATCCGTTCTTACCTGAATCAATCAAACGACAGATTGAAGACTTGCAACGAACAGACGAAGCATTGTACCAAATTTATGCACTTGGAGAGAAAGCAGTAAGTAAATTAAATATATACTCAAATTGGACATTTGTAAAACATAGAGGGCCACGCTTTGTAAATTTTGTTTATGGTCTTGACTTTGGTTACAATCACCCAACTGCATTGGTTAAAGTTTACTATTGCGACAAAGACATTTACATTGAACCGATTATATACGAATCATATTTAACGACTACACAACTAATTGAACGCTTTGAGCAATTGAATGTAGATAAGCATACGGACATCTTAGCGGATTACTCACGACCAGAAATTATTGCAGAACTACAAACGGCTGGATACAATGTAGGCAATGCGAATAAGGTAGTTAAAAAAGGAATTGACAACGTTAAAACTTTCGGAGTATATGCAGAGGACTATCCACCATTGAAAAAGGAATACGACAACTACAAATGGAAGAAGATAGGCGACATTATAACAGATGAGCCAGTTAAACTATTTGACGATGCTATGGATGCGGTTCGATACGCTACAACTTACATAAGAGAGATGTACTATTCAGACGATGCTTACATTGCTTTTTAAAAACGAAATTTAAAAACAAAACAATATAAATAAAAACAAAAGAAATGGGAACAAATTTGATGGGCGAATTAGTCGCTAACTTAGGAACGTACATAGTTAACAATACAACGGAAGTAACTAAGACTATTGATGCTATTGTTGTACTTGAAGACACTATCTTTAGTTCGATTAAAGTTGCTGGTACAGATGCAAAGAGTACATACTTAGCAGACGCAACAAAAGCAATTAAAGCTGGTGCAATTATCACACCGATTAACGATGTGCAGTTTAGCGGAGTGACGTTAACAAGTGGTTCAATCGCTTTAGTATTAGGTTAAGATGTACGGATACGGATACTCGCTTTACAATAGGTTAGCCTTCTTAGGTGGGTTAGACTCAGATGCAACCGCATTCTTTTCTGCTACTGGAATCACTGACCCAACAATTCAAGGTGCTATTAATTCTTTATGTGTTGATTTAAAGACGTATGGAGTTTGGGATAAAATGAAAGCTATTTATCCTTTTGTTGGTGGAACTGCAAATACACATTCTTATAATTTAGTTAATACTGCACTACATCAAATTACTTGGTTTGGTGGATTAACGCACGATGCAAATGGAGTTACTCCAAATGGTACTAATGGTTACGGAAACTTAAACTTTAACCCAAGAACACATTTAGGTGCTCAATCTTCAATGGGCACTTACATTCGAGTTAATAATACATTAAGTGGTAAAGTTGATTATGGTAGTAGTAATTTAGATGGTTTTCAAAATGCTTGTTTAATTGCTTCATTTGGCAATCTTATTTATTTTCAAAATATAGGAGGGGTTAATAACATTACAACACCTAATGCAACAACAAACGCATTCTTTCATACTGGAGTAGATACAAGTAATAATATATTTGCATATAAAAATAATACTTTAATGCTTAGTAAAACACCAGCAGTTATTGGTACACCACCTAATGTTAACACAACATTATTTGCATATAATGCTGGAGGTGTTGGTTCATTTTCGCCAAGACCTTCATCATTTTTCTTTGCTGGTTCAGGTATAACACAAGAAGATAATGGTAATATTTATTATTGCATTCAAAAATTTCAAACTACTTTAGGTCGCCAAGTTGGTACACCTATCTATTCATCTAATGCAACAGATGTTAATGCTCGTTTGTTCTTAGGAGCAACAAACATTCAAGACGCAACAATCACAAGTGCAGTAGATACTTTAGTGCAAGGTTTAAAAACGGATGGAGTATGGAGTAAGTTAAAAGCGGTTTATCCTTTCGTAGGTGGAACGGCAACAACGCACAAGTTTAATCTTGCTAATGCTTTAGATGAGGATACTTCGTTTAGATTAGCGTTTAGTGGTGGATGGACACACGCAAATACTGGAGCGACACCGAATGGAACGAATGGTTTTGCTAATACGTTTTTTAATCCGTCATTAAATTTAACTGCTTCAAGTTCACACGTTACGTTCTATTCACGTACAAACTTTGCACCAGCATCTCCAGCAGATAAATGTTTTTATGGGGTATTAAAAACAAGTAATTATTTTATAGCTGATTTATATTTAAGCAATTATACAACAGCGTATACACATAGTGGCTCTTTTACATATAATGCTTTAAACACTGGTTCTACTGGTTTGATAATGGTTAAAAATATTGGGGGTACACAGAAATTTTTAAGAAATAATGTAACTATTCATACTTCAAACCCATCTGGGGGATATGCAAATGATAACATTTACTTAAATGCTTTAAATTTAAACGGAACATCTGTAACTAATTACTCTCCTTATCAATGTGCTTTTGCAAGTTTTGGAGATGGACTAACAGACACTGAAGCATCAAATCTTTACACACGAGTACAAGCCTTTCAAACAACTTTAAATAGACAAGTATAATGAAACTAAACCAAATTACAACCGAAGACTTAAACACCTTAGTAGGTCTATTAAACCAAGAACAAAAAGATTCTTTAGTGGGACAATTGTACACATCTGATTCTTACTTCAACCCAATTCAAGACGCAAATGATAATTGGATTATCTCAACGGAAGAAATGATAAACTGCACTAACGAAAAGTTTATGTGGGTTAAAGAGTTAGAATTGATTACATACGTACCAAAAGAAGTAACACCGATAGTATAATGGCGATGACTAAGATTGCAGAAGTTTACGACTTCGCACCAGCATACAACCCTTTAATGTTTATATACAACTCAACGAATAAAAACAAGTTGGGTTTTAAATATATCTTTCAAGTGTATGCAAGTGGCACGGCTACAAAAATAGGAGAGTATAAAGTTCTACCAAGATTCAGCGATGGATACGGACAAATAGACTTATCTAAACTTCTGCAATCACAAGTTACATTCAATATTAACGTAACAAATCCAAGCGACTGTTATTATAATTACGATGTTAAGATAGGCGAAGAATATATACAAGGAGTTGCTTATTCAAGTTCATTAACTAATAACGCTGGATTCGTAAAGATTACAAGTGCGACACATACGTTTGTTGTAGGCGACCAAGTAAGTATTAAGCAAGCTGATGATGGTTTGGCAAATCCACTTATTGAGGGCTTATTCGTTGTCAAGTCGGTGCAGTCTTCAACTCAGTTTACTATTAGTGCTTTATGGTCAAACGTAAACAACGCAACAATAGATGGAAACGTTTACTTTGCAGACAATAGAAAGACTCAAACTTTAGCCATAATTACAGAATCTGATAAGTATGTGTTTAATGGGGTTCGTTCGTGGGTAGATTACACTACATACAATGAAAATCAATACTTAATTGATACTATCAACAACACGCAGTTGTTTGTAACAGACTTACCGACTACTGGCTTTTCAATTACACCGACACAAAACTTGTGGTTAAACGTAGCGAACAACTTTGAAACGTCAGATTTGTATTGTATTATTTACACCAATACGGGACAATTCAGATATAGCATAACAAACGCAAACATAATGACTCAGTTATGCATTGGAGTAGATGGCAACCCAGATATTATAGATTCAGGTTCTTTGCCTATGGTTGACGAGGACACAACAACAATTTCATTTCAAATAGTAAACGATGGCTTAGATGAGTTTTCTCAATACTATGTAGTAGATGTTGACCAACGATGTAGAATAAACGAGTACGATGTTTATTTTATGGACAGAATGGGTAGTATAGCTTCGTTTGGTTTCAGTTTAAAATCGTATGAAAACGGAACAATCGCACGTCAAACATACAACAAAGTGAACGAGGGTTTTGTAAGTGGTCAAATGTGGAATTATCGAACTACTGAATTTGGACAAACGGCATACTCAATTCAATTAGATAAAACATTTGAGTTGAATACTGACTGGATGACTGAAGAAATGAACGTGTACTTTGAGCAGTTACTTACTTCGCCTATTACGTTTGTAAGATTCGGAGATGACTACATTTCTTGTCAAGTTACAGATTCATCGTTTGAGGTTAATCGTAGACGTAACAAAAACTTGATTCGTAAAACAATCACAATTAAATTAGCAAATCAAAATACTATAAATGTTTAACGTACAAATTCAATTAGAAAGTGGTTATTTAGATGTCAAAGAAGGAACTGCTTTTCCTTTGAATTTCGGAGTAGCTGATATTCGTGACGTATCAAAACGAAGCGGTGCGTTTTCAAAGACTATTGTATTAAGTGGTACAAAGAACAATCATAATCTTTTAAACCATTATTATGATGTCAATATTCAAACTGGCGACTTTAACATAGATACGTTAACAAAATGTAGCATCATTCAAAATGGTATTCCTATTCTTGAAAATGCAGTTTTACAATTGTTATCAGTAAACAAAAAACAAGATGGTGCAAACTATGAGGAGTTTGTAGAATATGAAGTACTTGTAAAAGATGATGCTTCGGATTTCTTTGTTAAGTTAGACAATAGCGAGTTAACAGATTTAGACTTCAGCGACTTAGACCACGTTATTAGTTCTGCCAACATTGTGTCAAGTTGGTCGCACGATGTGAATGATGGTTATAAGTATTTATTAGGCTACCAGAATACAAGTAATTATACTTTAAAGGAAGCGAAACCAGCAATATATGCAAAGACTTACTTCGATAAGATATTTGCTTCACAAGGATTTGCTTATACTTGGAACTCTTTAGAGGTTGATAGGTTTGACAAGTTACTTATTCCATTTGTTGGAGATGTAAAACGAGATATTTATAATAATTATTTAGTAGAGGCAACGGCAACAAAATCATTTAGTACTTTATTCAATACACCAGCAAGTGCATACGTTACAAACTACACCGAGATAGTAGACGAATTAAATTTATTCAATCCTACTACTGGAATTTATGACACACCATTTACATTAAGTACTGGAGATTCTTACAATTTTCAAGTGGATATTGACTACTCAATTAACTTGCTTAATTCAAGTGGTGCAATTGCATACTTAATTGATTTTTTATTCTTAGCTACTGGTCAAGGCCCGAATTATTCAGCAATGTACATTCGACCATTTGTAGCGATATATAAAAATGGTACTCAGATTTCAGTTACTTATTCTGATGCAGTTGGAGTTCCTTTGACGTTAACTTCTGCTTTAAGTACGAACATAGAAAATAGACTTAAAACGTTTAACATACCAGTATCTGGAATTGTTGCTGGTGATGATTTGCAAGTTGCTATTGGAATGCACATATCAGTTGCACCAAATAACAACTTTTCTCCTTCTGCTATGGTTTGGAGAAGTGCAAATAGTTCTCCTTGGGGTTCGCCAGTTATTATCAATTCTCAAATGGTAGCTAATTCAGTTAAAATAAAAGTACTACCATCGTCAACAACGGTAATAAGTGGTACAAATATTAATTTAAGTGGATTTGTTCCGTCAAAGATTAAGCAAAAGGATTTCTTAAAGTCTATTTTTCAAATGTATAATTTGTATATAGAATCAGACAAAGACAATCCAAACATATTGAACTTAACTACAAGAGATAACTTTGTTGATAGTGGAGTTGAGAAAGATTGGACTTACAAACTCGCAAAAGATAGTGAGCAAACATTACAATTTTTACCAGAATTAACTGGAAAGAAAATACAACTTACATACAAACAAGATTCAGACGAAGCAAATAAAAAGTATTTCGATACTACAAGGGAAGTATTTGGGCAAATAGAGTACACTTTCGACAATGAGTACATCAAAGGAGTAGATAAAAAAGAACTTATATTTAGCCCTACACCATTACTTCAAACACCATTCAATGCTTTCGTTCCATCTTTTAGCTTTGCAGAACCAAAAGTAAATTTAAGAATATTGTACGATGGTGGATTGAAAGCGTGTAACTCATTTAACTTGTACGACTACGGAAATACTGGTCAAAGTGGTTTGACTTCTTATCCATACGCTGGACATTGGGACGACCCATTGAAACCAAGTTTTGACATCAACTTTGGATTGTGTGATTTCTACTATTACTCTGGATTCCAAACTACAAACAACAACTTATATAATCAATATTGGAGAAGAACAATTGCTCAAATTAACACTGGCAAAATGTTAATCGCTTACTTTGATTTGGATGAGTTAGATATTCAATCATTAAAACTTAACGATAAAATTCGTATTGACAATAGTTGGTGGACTATAAACAAAATTATTGACTATTCAGTTAATCAAAAGTTGCTTACTAAAGTTGAGTTAATGAGTATTGATACTGACATAGACTTAGCACCATTCAAAACGAGTGTTCCCAAAATGGTAACGCAAGCAGAGAACACGTCAATCTTTCAAGCGATTAGCGAAGCAGTAAACAACAATATAAACTCAATAGATAGTTCATCACAAGCGATTGTAATGGGTAGCGGTAACGTAATAGGAAGCGGTTTGAAAGGAATGTGGATAGGTAACGATTTAACACCTACTGACGATGGTATAATTGCACCAAGTATAAAAGCATCAAACGCTGAATTTGGAATTGTTAGATTGGCTAATATACCAGTCTTTTCAAATGAAAGAGAAGCAAGAGACGCTGGACTTACTTCTGGAGATGTGTATATACATCCAAATGGAACTATGCATATTAAGTTATAAAAACGAAATTTAAGCAACTGACAATATAGTTATGGCTGGACAAAGTATAGAGATTCCTATTAAGTTAGGTGGATTAGCACAAATAAAAAGTGAATTAAGAGAACTTAAAGGGGAGTTGGCTAATGCTACTGACCCAGAACAAATGCAACAACTGGCACAACGTGCTGGGGAATTACAAGATAAATTATCAGATGCAAACGAAGCGGTTAAAAACTTTGCTTCTGGTTCTAAATTTGAGCAAATAGGTAATTCATTCGGCTCAATGAAAGATTCTATAATGAGTCTTGACTTTGAGGAAGCAAGCCAAAAGGCTACTATGTTCAGCAAGTCGTTGACAAGTTTAAAGCCAACGGACATAGGTAATTCAATCAAAGGACTTATTGGGGTTGTTGGTCAATTAGGAAAAGCATTTGTTACGTTTGGACTTCAGCTTTTAGCTAATCCTATATTCTTACTTGTAGCGGTTATTGTTGCGGTTGTTGTTGGTTTGGTTTTATTAGCAAATAAACTCGGACTTATTAAGCCAATACTTGACGCTATGTCTAAAGCGTTTGACTATGTTATTCAGAAGTTAAAAGATTTTGCTGACTGGTTAGGGCTTACAAACTTTGCAGAAGAAGACAAAGCTAAAAAATCTATTGAGTCAAACAAAAAGATTGCAGATTCTTACAAGACTAAAGGCGAAAAGATAGCAACTGCATACGACAGACAAATTGAGATAGCAAAAATTGAGGGTAAAAACACAACTCAATTAGAAATTGCTAAACAAAAAGCTATTATTCAAACGGCTCAACTAAGACAAAAAGCATTACAACAACAACTTAAAGACAATGCGGTTAGCCATTCATTGGATAAAGACCAAATTGAAAAAATAAAAGAGGGCTTAAAAGAAACTAAAACGTTAATCGAAGATAGTACGTATAACGTCAAAAAGATTAAAGCACAAGAAGCGTCTGAGAATGCAAAGAAAAATGAGGAGATTGCAAAGAACAACAAAGAGTCTGCTAAACAACGTCAACAACAACAAATAGAATACGCTAAACAACGTATAGAAACTGCACGACAAATTGAGGATACAAACATCGTATTGATGGATGAGGGAATCAATAAAGAGTTAAAATCAAATGAAACAAAGTACGCACGTCTTAGAGCCGACAATCTTAAAAACTCAAAATTAACCGCATTAGAACGAGCAACTATTGACTTACAACTTCAAGAGCAAGAGTTTAACGAAAAGAAAAACATACAAGCCAAGTATGACGAAGAAACAAAACTCGCTTTAGTAACATCTGAGAAAGCAAAGACAGACGAAAAGGCAAGACTTGAAGCGGAAGAAAAAACACGTTTAGATGGAGTTGCTAAATTAAAAGCTGAAACTGGTAAGACTGCACAAGAATTAGAACTTCAAAAGATACGTGCTGACTTTGAAGCTAAACGTGCAATAGCTGGAGAAGATAGTGCTTTGTTATTAGCTTTAAACGAAGAAGAAAAAAACAAACTTACAGAAACAAACGACAAGTACAGAAAGAAAGAAGAAGAAGACGAAGCAAAACTTAACGCTCAAAAGATTGAAGCAGTACAAAGTGGTTTACAAACGATTGGAAATTTAGCTGAAGCATTCGCTGGAAAATCTAAGGCATCACAAAAGAAAGCGTTCCAAGTTCAAAAGGCTGCGAATATAGCGAGTGCTACAATTGATACTTATAAAAGTGCTACTTCTGCTTTTGCATCTGCTGGTAACCCAATACTTGGGGCGGTTATGGCTGC